ACAACTTTCATGGTGTAAATTGCGTTATTTACTTCACCGCATACGACACTGGACGTTTTTTCTCGTCGTCAGTGCCAAGCATAAGGTATACGTCGCGTTAGGTCATTTTACTCATCTCCTTTCAACAGTGGATATGTAAGTACAATAAACGCTCCCTATCGAACCATTTCTTTCCCTATCGCATTTCCTAACGGCGTGTTTATTTGTACTGCGAATTTGTGCGGCTATGCAGCCGATGCTACGGACGCCTGTGTTATCTGGAATGACGGACAAACAACCAGGAGCATGGTGCAGTTTCGAATTAATGGCTCCACCGTGAGCTCTCTGAAGTGCATTGCGATAGGGCATTAGACAGTGGGGACTGTACGTAAAAAAAACTACTGCTACAGAAAAAATTGTATTGCCCGTTACATCAACTTTTTTATGTGGAAGTGTGACCGATGGAGGCAATGGCAATAACTCATACGGGCTCGATCATGGGTTGAATGTCTATGGTCCATCCGGAGGCGTTAGCTATATATGCCTTTGCAAGGCTTAGGCAAATAGACAGTGGGGAATTAGTGATGTGATAAAAATTGGAAACGCTAACTATAAAGTGACTCAGCAGTATCCGCTAGCCGTTAGTACATATCTATGTGGACAGGCTACTATTTTTGCGGGTACAGACGTGTTTGATACTAATGATTGGCAGGGGGCAACGGTGGCTAGCATTTTAAATGCAACCACAACTGGAATTACTTTGATAATCGATACTTTAAACATAACTACCATTACAAACAAGAGAGTAGGGTATGTCATTTGGGCTAAAGCTATTTGACATACCCTAGTACAATCCACTCACAAGGAATATTATCATTGCTACTGTCAGTGTCTAACAAAAAGAATTTACCGTTTTTCTTTATGAATCTGACATATATATCGGCGTTTACTTCGCTAGACACTTGACTTAATCCAATTAATACTTTATCCATGACAATTGGGTATTTTATATAATAACTCGCATTATTTGTGTCCGGATCTGAATATCCATATCCGTTTCCCCACTGTATAATTAGGTTGCCGCAATTCGGGCCAAAACAGATATAGCCATTTTGGTCCATTAGCCCGGTGATTCCAAGACGATGATTTGTAAACTTTTTCCCGTCCCAGGTTACGTCTGCCCCCGTCGCGAGATTTGCAAACATTTTACTCAGACTTGCAAGGGTCGCCGCCGGCGCTTCTTTCCATCCTCCGGCGCCCGTTGCGGCTTTAATGCGATTAGCTAGGTTGCTTACCAGGTTCCGGATAGTGTTTGTATCAGACGTTGGCACGTTGGTGTCGTCAATTGTGGCTGCCAGGGCTGCATGCGCGTTAGTATCGTTGTTATGGTTAGCGAGGTCACCAACAGTAATTAAAGATGTGCTGTCTATTACGGCTGATACGTCGCCAGTATTATCGACTATTAAATTAAATGTCCAAGTTTTTTTTACCACGGTTGCCGATCCAGCTGCCGGCATCGTGTCAGGGTTAGGGTCAGTCATGACAGCATATAGAATTTCACCCATCTCTGGATCCATTGCAAAAATGCCAATTTCTGTCATCTGATATTTTTCTGTCACCCCAGTATTCGTTATCGTAGTTTGAATCTTTATGACGTTTTCGCTAACTTCTATTTTACTAACATTTAAATCTTGCTTTTTATTTGAGAGAGCAATCATATTTTCAACATTTCCTTGGTATGAGCCATCCCCAATTCCTAGCTTTGTGATTTTAAATTTTGTTAACCCTGCATCGATTTTAGCTTGTAAATTCTGCCCTAATTTTGTTCTTTTAAATCCTTGCCAATTCGACATTTACAAATACCTCCTCATCATCCATTAACCCGGCTGCTGTGCGCATATTCGTATTAATTATTATTTCATCAGTTATTTTGCTTGTAATCGTCAAATTTTCATCGTCCATGATGCAAGCCACGGACTTAGTAGTAGTAGTAGTGGACTCTATAAATTCAATATAGTCTAGCCAAGATCGCGTGTTTTTGTACGCGTTCACGAGTCGTACTAATTTATTTACTACGGCCCCGTCTTCGATGGGAGCGGTAATCCCAGATATACGAAAATGATACGGTTCTCCGCTATATGCGGGCCATTCTTCTACTTTAGCCGATTGATACACCGTAGCTACGGCCCGCTGTACCGCATACTTCGTACCCTTGAATTTATGTAGTAAAAACGATTCTTTGACCTGCTGCCTTTTTACAGACAAGTCTGAATTGTCATCATATTCGTCGACATGCATCTGCTCCGCCAGATGGTCAATGAGCGCTTCCGGCAGGTCATCAATGGCCGGGTAAATCAGTAATAAATCCGGATTGATGTCGGACAGCGCCATATCGACAACGCGGGCCAAATCCGGTACTGGGTCTTTGTTGATGGATTCCGGCAAATGTTCTGCGATTTTGTAATCCGCATCTATCACTCGTCTTCACTCCCTCCTAAGACGACGGATACCGTTTTGTCCTGGGCTACTTGTACGCCTGTCAGCACGGTATAGGTCGGCGCCGTGACGATGACGCGTTTTACGCCGGCGACAGCCATGACATCGGCAATCAGCCGCGACGGATTGATGTCCCGGCCAATTTTAGATTTCTGCCACAGCCGATAGTTATCCACGGCTGTCGTTACGGCGTCTTTGACAGTAGATTCCGCCGTGCCGACGTCGGTATAGTAGGTCATGGTAATGTCATAGGATACCGCATCCGGTGCGACTACCGATACGTTATCGGTCAGTGGACGTACTTTATCCGCAGACACTACCGTTTTTACCGCGTCCAGTAATTCCTGCTCCGGCAGTGTCCCGCCTGTCATGAGCGGCCGTATTTCAACGGTGCCGGCGCTGGGACTGGTTACGGCAACGTCGATGATGCCGCTGTTAGCCGACTTCGTCCAATACTCGTAAGCCCCTGTCGGCCCTGCTGTAGAAAAACGTTCCGGCGCTTCGTGGATGCGTTCTCGATAGTCGTCATCTGACTCTTCATCGGCGCCGCCTGCGCTGGTCGTCGTATTGACGATAGAAGCCACATAAGCCACTGGATCAACTATGGATTTGATTTCGCCTGGGAGAAACCCATTTCCGACTGTGCCGACCGTTTGGCATGTTGCTTTTACCGTCGTTGTCAGGTTCCCTGCCAGGACGGCCGCATCTTCGTTGGTTGCGAAATAAATGCCGCTGTCCGTCGCTACACGCGTTCCGGATTTTACGATAGTTTCCTGTTCGCGTTTAGCTGCCAACGTAATCAGCAGCGTTGTCGTTGCGGCCGATGCCGGTATTCGCGTTGTGTCGGAAAAAGCGCCTAGGTTGTCCAGGTTTCCGCCGGACGCATATTTCAGCAGATTCTGTTTGCCGATGTAATTTTGATTATTTACAAGCCGGACAATCGCTTCGGATACGACCAACAGGAACAGTCGTACCGGGTCGCCCTGGGCTAAGGTTCGGCCGGTTATGCTGGTATAGTCGTTAAAGACGGCGGCTTTGATTTTCTCCGCATCGCCGTCTACGAATTCGATGTCCGGTAAATCAGCTAGTTTCATTAATTTTCACCGTCACTTTCGGCGTGAGTCGTCCGTTTATATCGCCAGTGAATGTTATTTCCGTAATGCTTACCCTTGGCTCGTAGCGCTTGATTTGAGCAAAGATTTCACTCGACAAAATCGCTTCTGCTTGTAGCATGGGCTTATCTACGGCATCCCCGGAAATTCCAAACTCCCTATCGAGCGGCACTGAGAATTTTACAGTCCCCAAGATAGTCCGGACGTTCTGCAATATTTCTTCGATTTTTGTTGCTGGTGCAAGATTAATGGTTTTTGATTCTGGCATTACAACATATTCCATGGATACCTCCTATCTAAAGACGGTTAATATCCCGTTGGCAATGCTGCCATAAAGGTTCAGTTTCGATTTTTCTTCTTGGTAGTTGCTATCATCGTATTCGACCAGCTTGACGTTTACTTTGGCCCAAATTAATGCCCCAACAGAGCTAAAAAACGTGTCCGAAACGGACATGGAGTCCAGGCGCCAGTAGTTTTGGCTGACTGGCCGCATCCCGATGATTAGCGGGAATACGGTGCCGTTTTCGCACATTTCTTTCATGGTGGCCAGGTCTTTTTTTATCGCAATGTTATGCGACGATGTGAGTATCAGGTCAAAAGTAATGGTACACAGTTTCGGCCCAATAAACTCACTGACCGGCTTGTGATAGATGATGTCATGGTCCTGCCAGCGGCTCCCGGCCTCAGTCTGTACGTTAGCCGGTGTCCTTAAATAGTGAGACGATACGATGAATGGCAGACTGCCCATATATCCGATATACATAGCGCCTCCTATTCTGGCGTGCTCGTTTTACTGCCGCCTGGCGTGACACCGCCGTGTACATGCGACACGAGTGATATGCCGTTAACTATCACATCCCCACCGGAAGCATTAATCTGCAAAGCCCCGCCGACATTGATTTTCAGGTTTCCCGGTGTGTCGATGACCCGTGTATTGGCATCAGCTCCGCCAGGCGGTGCGTCGGTGCTGCTGAAGAAGGTCCCCAAAACGAATCCGTCGCCTACGCCGGCACCCGAAAAGTTCGGCATCTGTATGCAGAGCACTTGGTCCCCGACAGCCGGCATCCAGAAATCTTTCGATTCCGATGAGCCGCGTTGAAGGACGAACATATCGTTCGTTACTTTGTTCCCTTTATCTTCACGACACACGCGCACGGTTCCGTCTTTCGGAGTCAGTGCGCATACAGTGCCATAAAATATCAGGTTTTCCAATAGCTTTTTGATGTTAGTATCCATCGAGGCACCTCCTCAGTTCCAGACTGAGTACATAACCATTGCCCAGGCTGTGTGTTGCTTTTGTGACGATATATTTTCCATCAAAGGCACCGAAGTTCATGAAACCGATAACAATGCCGGCCATGAAGTGGAAGTCGCCGTACAGGCTAAAGGATGCCGTGATTTCATCCCGGTTCTGTTCTCGCAATTTTTTCCTGGCCAGCTTATTTGCGGCGTCCACTGTGTCGCATTGTTCATTCACTTCCAGCGTCAGCCCCGTTTGCTTATTCGGGGCTTCAAAGTAGCCCTCGATGACTTCTTTGTTCTTGCCCTGCTTGTATTTAACGTGGCAGGCCCGATAAATGTCACGGGTCTTGGCTTTCATTGAGTAGGACAGGAAATCTGTGAAGTTCAGCGGATTTTCAGGCGATACTTCATCATCACTCGTCTGCTCAGAAAACGAGGCTGTCCCTGGCCGCCAGAATACAATCAGCGGCTCTTGGTTTTCCAGCTGGTATTCATCGAGGATGATAATGGTCTTGGTCGATATTTTCAGATCCAGGCCGGCATCATCACATAGCTTTTTCAAAAATTCAAGGTCCGATGCGTCTGACTGCTCGACATGCTCATACGATGGGTTGTTCTGGGCCCCCGGCTCATAGTCCAGCGACATGCCATTTCTCCAGGCAATGTCATTGGCGATTTTATAGAGACTGATATTATCCCATGATTGATTCTGCTTAATGCCTCGCAATGACGTATCGGCAATAGCGTTGACGGCTTTGATTTGTACCGTCGTCGGCATCCCGTTGATTTCTATTTCATCGACTTCAAATTCTCCGACTGGCAATTCTTTGATACCCTCGTTGACGCCGTTTTTGTTCAGCGTATAAAGGGTAATGTCCAATTTGGACCCCGGTTCCGGATACCATGTGTCCTGCCACAGCTGCGCCCGGTCTTCCAGCGTGACTGTCATATCATCGACCTGCCCGGACAGGTTGTCTGTCACTTCAATGGATAGCAGATACTTCATCATATCTTCGGATATGTCTTTGCTCTCTGTTTCTCCTGCCGGCGTGTACAGTATTTGAGCATAGGCCCGGCGTCCGAGGAATGTCCCCGGCGTCAGTTCTTTTTTCCATTCGTTTAATTTTGCTTTAATCGTTTCTAGGGACATGGCATCACCGCTTCCATGGGGGCAAAATCTTGGATGACTGGATTACATTGATGTCCGGGACGTCCAATATGATCCCTGCTGGAAAAATAGCTGTGTTCCGGTATGCTTCATTCGCTTCCAGCAGTTCATTCATATAGAGCTCATTGCCGAAAATTTTATATGCAATGGCATCCCACATGTCCCCCTGGACTGTCGTGTACTTATTCATAGCTCAACCGCCTCCGTCCTGCGGATACTCTATCCAGCATTTTAGGCAGTTCCCGCTGGAATTGACGCGCTTGTTCCTCCAAGGCTTGACGGACGGTATCAGCGACGTCGCCGCCGCCCTGGACGTTGATAGTCGGCCGGAAGTCCAGTGTGATGCTGCTGTTGCTGTACGTCGGGGCTTTGGCTGTTCCTGCACTCATCCGCTGTGGCGTTTTCGGCATGACACCTAATGCGGCTCCGGCCTGCTGCCACAATGAGATAGCTCGTGCCGACCCGTCTAAAGGGATAGCTGCTTCTGCAGAATCTTCGGCGAAGGTTGTCAAGAATGCCCCTCGCTGATAAATACCACCTCTGGCATTTTCGCTGACGTCATCACCACTACTTGTTGCATCTCTTATTGTACGGGTTATGTTTTGTGCAATATTGATAGCCGTATCAATCGGATGGGATAAGGCATTAACCAGGCTATTCCACTTGTCCATAGCCCAGTCTACGGCATTCCTAATGGCATCCATGACACTGCTGGCAAAACTTTGTACTGCCGCTACCGCACTGTCCCAGGCAGAGGATATATAATCTACCAGTGCAGAAATAATACCTTCTATGACACTGGCGGCGGCTGATACAAAACTGGAAATAGCATCCCACACGGCCGATGCGATAGCTAGACAACCATTCCAGACCCCGGTAAAGAAGGCACCAAATGCGGATACGATGTCCATGATGACCGATACGGCCATCGTCGCCACGGTCATGATACCGCTCCAGACGGCTGTGGCAATCGCTACCAGGCCATTCCATACGCCGGTGAAGAAGGCGGCCAGGGCTGAAAACAGACTCATTCCGAAAGATACGATATTGTTCCAAATCGCAATGACGGCGGCCCGGAACTGTTCGTTTGTATTCCAGAAATAAATAATGGCAGCTACCACGGCGATGATGACGGCCACAATGGCGATAATCGGATTGGCCATGAGTGCCATTGCTAACGCTCTGGCTCCTGTTGCCGCAAGACGAAAGGCTGCCCCTAATCCACTCAATCCGGCATGGAAAAGTTTGGATGCCGTCGCGGCCCCACGCAATACGGTTTCCCCATTCTTGTTTACTACGAAGAATAAGTTAGCCGTCTCTTTAAGCATATTGAAACCGGCTCTGATGGCTAAAATAGACCTGGCGGCCAATAAGACGCCGGCAAAGCTGGCGGCCAGGGCAATAATGGTCTGTACTATTCCTTGGTTTTGTTGCGCCCAATTTGCAAAAGCAGATACTACTGGAATGACTGCATTCAAGACCCCGTTAATAGCAGGTAATAACGCTGACCCCAGCCCAATTCCTACTGCAACAATAGCATTCTTTGCTAATTGTAGCTGATTGGCCGTTGTTCTGCTCCGGGCTTGATATTCTGCTTCCATGGATCCAGCATATTGCGAAGCGTCACCAACTTTTTTGAAATTGTCTTCTAATGCATCCAGGTTGGTCAATAGTGGGGCAATGGCTCCGATAGATTCTTTCCCAAATAAATCAGCCAACACACTGGCTTGTTGGTCCTTCGGCAAGGCTTGCAATGCGTGAAAAACGTCCATGATGGCGCCTTTAGCGTCGGTTTGCATCCGCTTGGCCATATCTGCCGCATCAAATCCCAGCTGTTGGAAGGCCGCGGCCTGGCTTTTCGTAGCGCCTTCACCTGCCGTCATACCTAGAATGAGATTCTTGATGCCAGTGGCGGCTACATCTGACTGTACCCCTGTGGCAACCATGGATGCACCCAGAGCGGCAATTTCACCGGATGCAACCCCGCCGATTTCCCCAAGTGGCCCGATGCGGGTCACGACGTCGGAAATCAATGGTGCCGATGCGGCCGTTGTATTTCCCAAATAATTGATTTTGTCCGCCAAGGCAACTACGTCTTGCTGGTTTAGCTTAAAAGCGCTTCGCCACTTAGCCATCATGTCTCCAGCTTGTTCAGCTGTGACGTCAAATGCCACACCCATCTTTACTGCATCCTCGGCGAATTGCATCAAATCTTGCCGCGCTATTCCGGCTTGTCCGCCAGCAGCTACTATCTTCGCAATATCATCAGCTGCCATTGGTAAATTGGTCGATAATTTTAGTACGTCTTCATTCATTTGTGCGAATTGCTGTGGCGTATCAAAGTCAACGACTTTACGTACATCTGCCATGGCGCTTTCAAAATCAACAGCTGCTTTGGTGGCCGCTATTAACGGTGCCGCGCTAATTGCAACTTTGGTTGCTGTACTGCTGAGTTTACTTTTCGCACTGTCAAACGCCGCCTGTGCTTTTTGCTTTCTGGCCTGGGCATCCAAGATGTCGGACCGTCGCTGGGTCAAATCGTTGATACGAGCCTGGAGAGCGGCAATCTGCCGATACGATGCTACGCTGACCTGGCCCGTGGCCCTTTGTTCAGCTGACGCCGCCCGCTGTGCGCTCCGCATAGCGTCATTAGCCGCCTTGATTTGCGTCTTCAACTCTTTGGACTCGGCGATAGCCCGCTGCATAGACGACGCGACAGACCCATCCAGCCGTCCTTTGATAGCAATGGCTAATTCCATGACACGGCTCATTTTACTGCCCTCCCTTCTTGGCCTTCTCCATTTCTTCTTCTTCCCGTTCGACTTCTTCGTTCATGACTTGAATCCACTCATGAAAATCACCGATTGGTTGTTCCAGGAACCATCCAATCGGCGTTTTCGTGTACTTCGCCAGCCTCATGGCCGATAATCTTATATTTTCTACGGCTCCTTGGGAAGCAAAAAATTCTGCGCTTTCAAGCAGGCTGCCATAAAGTCCGGGCCGCTCAGGTTGAGGATATCATCATACTTCATTTTGGCTGCCGCCGCGGCCACGATGGCTTGGTATTCCATCGATAAGGCCGGCACGGTCATGAGTTTGTCTTTCTTTTTAGCCTGGTTCATGCAGGCCAGCAGGGCATAGCCATTCAGCTTCGTGAAATCAAAATAGATTTCTGTCTGCCCGCTCGGCAGTGGTTTTGTCAGATGCAGGATGTTTTCCTGGTCTACGATTTCAGCGTTGACGAGTTCGTTTTCTTTTTCTTTCATGGGATCCTCCTAGTTCATACCAATATTGGCGCGAACCTGCTGTAACAGGTCAACACCGTTCACGATAGCTTTGTAGCCGTATTTGTCGATTTCACAGAGCGTAGCGCCGCCCATTTCAATTTTGAAGTACGTACATTCGATGACAGTTTCACTGTCCGTCTTGGATCCGGCTTTGAATTTGCCAGGATTGTGGCTCTTGACGCGGCCGCGGACGGCGACTCGATACTGCTCGTGTTCATAATCATTGGCACCGCTGTCCCAGTTCTGGATGTCCGAGTAGAGTTCCAGAGCCAATGTGCTGCCGCCGACCAGGCGGGAACTCGTTTTCGTCGGCACCTGCCAGGTCATCTTTAATTCCAAGGAATCAAAATGGCCTGCGATGGGCGCTTCGATTTTACCAGCGACGCCGATGCCTTCAATATCTTCTGTCAGCGATTTCAAATCTGGCAAATCGACTTCGTTGACGCCGATTAAATCGTCGGCGCCGTCGATATAAGCCCGCATATCATTGATGACTTCCGGGATTTTATTTACTGCCATGGTTTTCCCTCCTTACGAGAATAATGCTTCAAAATTCGATACGTCATACTCAAAGGTATCTTCAATATCCTGTGCCGGAACTGGCGGCGTCAGCTTCGTGTGAATCCGGAAGATGCCGGCCAGTAAATCAGTCGTCGGGTTTTCATCAGCCAGGAACTGGACACTGGCCCCTAAGAGGTATCCTCGTGACGTCAGCCCATTCAACCGCACCTGTTCGCTGTCTACCAGCGTTTTTACCAGTCTCGGAGTGATTGGCTGGTCTGTCTTCTGCCAGTTCGTTAAAATGAAGGTGACATACTGCCAGTTGAACATGCGCCGGACACAGATGAACATATCTTTGACATCTGTCGTGCCTGGATAAGCACCGGTAAAGTTCCCCCAGGACTTCCAGCCGCCGGAGAAATTCAAGCCCGTAACAATGCCCTGTTCATTCAGCAAATTGGCCTGCGTCAGATTGAGATTTACTTCACTGCCATCTTTCAGGCACAGCCCTGTCGCCTGTAATGTCTGGTTTGACGGCGACTGATACGGGACGTCATCGTTATTGCCGTCGGTAACGCCGATGATACCCATGATATGGGTCGATAAGTGGAATACCATATCGCCATTTTTAGCGCACGGCCAGCAGACAATCTGGTTATTCCCCGTGTAGTTGTTGCCGTTTTTCCACATATTGACATCGGCATATTTTTTGACCTGTTCCGTATTGATGTCTACCAGTGCCATGCAAGGGAACAAGCCGTCGATTTTAGCCGCTTTGGCTTTCATGACAGCGGCAATGGCCGGCTTTTCAGACCATCCCGGTGCTGCCAGCAGGCCCGGAACTTTGCCAATCTGGAAATAAATATCGTCGATGAGTTCCAGCCCTTTGTTTTTGCCATCCGTGGACATGCCACCGATGATGTCGTCATCTTTGACAGCCGTCGGATCTAACTTGTCATAAGCAACATGGATGCTCGATACAGAGGCCAGGGCGCCATCATCTAAGAGTGTAATGATGAGCTGACCATCATCGTCATATGCCGCCGTATAGTCCTTATCCAAGGTGGCTGCGGACCCGTCTGCACTGCCCTTGATGGTCAGCGTATGCAATAAAACCGGGTCTGTAAGGATGACCTGTTTCTTCGTAACTGTCTTGGCTGTGTCCGAAACGGACACTTTATGTTTGGCCGGGTCCAATACATTGACAAATACAATGGGTTTTACATTGTACAGTTTGAATTCGGTATACATCGCTTCACAGAGCGTGTACTTATCCCAGTCGGGATGATAGCCCAAGTTCTGCGTCGCTTCCTTCCAGCTGTAGCAGATGACGGGTTTATTGACATAGGCCGTCGGGTCTTCTGTCAGATGGACAGGCGCCGTCCCGAAGACAACCGGCAAGCCGGAATCAGTGGCGACAGTCGCCACAATCGAGGTCGGGACTTCGCTTGCTTTTACGCCGTGGAAAAATGCCATTTTATTTACCTCCGTGTAATGCCATGGCCCGTTTATACATGATATTTCTCAACGAGCCTGTAGATTTAACTTCTTTTTGTGCCGTATCCAATTCGCCCGCTGTGACGAACAGATGCTTATATACCGGGTCATCCTTATATTTTGCAGGAATCCCGTCGGCGAAAATCTGATTCGTGTGGATTTCCGTGTCTTTATAGGATGGGCCGACGTAGATGACCGGCCCGCTGTTTTCACTCATCGTATCTGCCTCCTAAAACCTCCCAATGAGTTTGACGTGGCTGCGGAATGAATACGTCGAATTCAATGACACCTACCCATTGCGGGAACGGCTGGTCATCGGGAATTGTCGTCTTGATATTCCCGTCATTTATATCAATGAACCATTTCTTGGCAATGGGATTGTTGGCTAGCAGGTGATAGCGGATGAATTCGAGGAAATGGAACAACATATTCGCTCCATAGGTCATATCTTCGTCGTAAATGGTCGCGTAGATGACGATAGACGTAACGGACTTATCCCGGTCGTCTGTCGTGGCTTCTGGCCGTACCACGACGGCCGGACAAAGTTTCTTTTGGTCTGCCCGGTTATTCGCCCTGGGCAGGAAGCCGGCATATACATTTACGTCCGTATCGACACTCGAAAAGATATTTTCTGGCCGGCCTTCACAATATTCCTGGTAAGCCGTGAATTTTTCTTTCAAGAATTCCGCGATACCTTCCGCGCATTCCAATGGGGTCATCGCATCACTTCCCTAATCTGTATTCGATTTCATGTTCCAATCGTTCTTCAAAGACGTCACTACCACGATCCATCATGACGCTCAGGACATCGGGATTGCCGAATAACTGCGGCACGGCCGGCCCATAGATACCTTTCAGCGGGTATCTTTCCTTTCCCTTACGGGCGACGAATGCCCCGCCCAGGCTAAAGCCGCGGGGGACATGCGTCATTTTCCCGCGCTTTACGGATACGAAGACGCCGTCCCGCCGCTTCTTTGCCTGATACTTATGGATAGCCTCGGGAGCCCCTTTAACAAGGATGGTAGCTCCATCTTCATCAGCCCGTATCTGTGCCTTGGCTTTCAAGTCCCCGGCCTTCATGGTATAAATGCTTCGGATTTCCTTCGTTCCGGCCTGCCGTGCCGCTCTGGCCGCCCGCTTCCCGGCCGCTACGGCTGCTCTGGCGATTTCTTTGTCGCTCAGAGTGGACAAGGCATCCATTATTTTTTTATTTCCCTGGATGTCGATTTCTACGCTCATAGGCCCTCCTAGTGATTCTTGTGCAGGGTCATCGTCATGATACCCATGTCGTCGATGACGTTATCTACCAGGCAGTAATCGCCATCGACAGTAAAACTTTCTCCTTCCGCTGGAACTTCTCCGTAATCGTCCTTAGCGATATGAATGATTATGACCTGGCCATGGGTTCCCTCAAAACCGGAATAGATTTCCTGTGTCTGGAACATAGCGTCTTCTTTGGGACTCTGCACGATGCATGTATACTTCTTGCCATTCAGCTCATGCGTCTCGGCGAATTCATCGGCATTGAGAAAAGCCGGAATGTCCGAAGCTACCATTTCTTTGAACGTGCTCATTTTTGGACGGCTGCGGCGGCATCAGCCTGGGGCAGTTCCATCTCCGGTTCGTCTGCCGGCGGTTCTTCCGTCTCTTGCTCATTAGCCGGGGCCACTTTGTTCCCAACCAAGGCGACAACTTGTTCATCGGCCCGTTCCATGAGTTTTTCCGCTTCATCGTCTGGCAACTCGAACGAGTCGCCAGTCCGATATAAGTGCTTGCCCATGGAAACGCAGCCGTATGTAACGACTAACTTCATGGTCATCCCTCCTATTTCGCTTTGATGACAGCCCAATCGTCTACAAACTGCGGAGCCAGGACGCAACGGCAGTACATGTAGAAGCTCAATACCTGCGTATCCTTGTTGCCGTTATAGTACGGCACATACGGTGCAACGAAGGTTTCGTAGGCCGTGCCGGCATCATTGAGCAGGGTGCAGGCGCCGTGGAGCTGACTGCCACGGCCTGGAATGGCAATGATGGCCGTATCGGGGTCGATGAAATACTGCGATTTCCCGGCATCGTCGGTGTACGTTTCTGCATAGGTATAGACGTCGAGGTTCAGCGATTTGATGCGCCCGACGTGAGTAATCTGCGGACTGATGATCTGCGGCTGGAAGCCCATGAGGGACAGATTGTCGGCGGTCGGAACCATCATCCATTTCATGATCTGGTCGTTGCTCAGCAAATAATCTGCGATGTTTTTCCCACAAATCATCATAGTCGGGACGATACCGGCGTCTTCCTGGATGAGCTCCGAAGCGTTCTTGATGTCGCTGTAAATCGTCGCGCCGGCTTTATCCCAGGTTGTCGTCGGCGTGACTTTATGGTCAAAGTCAAAAGCGATGGTGTCAATCAACACCGTCTTGCCGTCATCGGCATAGCCTTCGATGTCGCACTTGCCGGTCTGCAAGATATCCGCCGCCATCTTCGCTTTGCGGTTGATGATAGCGTTCTGTAAATCCACCATATCTTCGGCCTGCTTGATGGCTGCGCGCTGGGCCGGTGTCGTCGTGCTGTAGATGTTTTCGCCGAAGCCGCGTTCCGATAATTCTTCCGGATCCACTACCTTACTCGGCCCCATCATCGGCGGCTGGTAGATAGCGATTTTAGACCCCGTGTCTTTCAGGCTCGCGCCTTTTGCGCCGCGAACGACAAAGGGGGCCAGCTGACGGCCACGCTTGCGGTATTCTACGGCAATCTTGGTCGTAACAGCTGTCGCCGGTACAAGCGGGAAAAAGGTATCAAGCAAAAACGATGCCGGCGGCGTAATCCGTTCCATTGCCTGCATCAAAGATACAGTATCTCTCAATTCAATAGCCATGTTAAGTTCCTCCTAGTGTACAGATGTCAAGAAAATACCGGCATTTCGCAATTCTTCTTCATGGGCGTCAACCGTATCTTCGCTGGCGGCAATGAGGTATTCGCGATGGAATCGGCCGGAAACATAGACCGTCGCAACAGTGGCTTTATCATCTACGTCGCAACTCAAAATAGCATTGGCAACAGCGGCTTTAGCCGTAGCCACAGCAGCTGTCCCGGTAACGGTCATCAACGTGCCGCGTTTCATGGCCGTTCCAGCCGTTAAGGTGACGTTCTTGAGCAAAATCGGAATTTCCGGCCCGCCGATAAGCTGGTCGTGTTTAATGTCGATGACTTCTCTGATTGCCATTATTTTGCACCTCTCAATCTATTCGCTGCATTGACTACATCTTCAATGTCCTGGGCTTTCTTTACGGCTGCCTGGTCCTGCGGCATCCCTGTTTTCGGCACAGGCGTTACCTGTTCAGATCCGGACTGCATCTGTTCCATAATCATGGTACGCACGCTTGCCAATGCCTGGTCACTCGGCGACTGTACGCCGGCGACAGCTTCGATATAGGGAGCTACATCGTCTGCGGTTCGACCGTCGCTGATAGCCCGGTCAATCATGGCATCGGTGTATACGTTCCCATTTTTCAATGCCTTCAATTTAGCAATTCGCTTCGATTCATCCGCATCCTTGTTCGAGTTCTGCGGGTTCAAACCCAATAAGGCTGCCAGTTTGCTGGCTAAGGTTTTATCATCCATGTTTTTTTCTCCTTTGTTGATGATCTTTTCAAGCTGTGCCCGGTTCTTCATGTGACACGGGCAGGAAATATTATTGACAATCAGCATATTGTCATTCAGGCTGGCCGTGACCTGATAGTCTTCGTCGATGGCGTCGATGAAACCATTTTCCAGGGCCTGGTCGGCCGTCATCCACGTTTCATCGTCCATCATCTGTGCCAATTCATCCGTTGTCTTATGGCATCGTTCCGCATAGACGTTCAAAATCGTTTCTTTCGTCGATGCCAGCGCTTTCTGTAATTTGGCCAGGCCCTGTTCATCATAGCCGCCGATGAGAAAGGATGCCGGGTTGTGAATCATGTACAGTGCATTCCTCGGCATTTCTACGCTGTCTCCCGCACAAGCGATGATAGTGGCCGCGCTGGCACACATCCCGTCGATGTGCATGGTCTTCTTGCCGCTGTAGCCTTTGAGCATCGTATAAATGGCCTGGGCCGCGAACACGTCGCCACCGGGACTGTTGATACGTACAGTCAGATTCTTGCCGCCACATTCTTTTAAATCGTCGTTGAACTGGCGCGGCGTAACGTCATCGTCGTACCATGACTGCGACGCGATGGCGCCATACAGCAACAGTTCTGCGTTGTCGTCGCCCGCTTCATTGACGAAACGCCAAAATCTTTTACTCTTCATGTGTTGTCTCTCCTTTGTCGGCCAGCACTTCCGGGCTTCCGATAGTCAGACCGTATTTTTCAATCATCTTCTGTTCGTACGCCAGCTGTTCCAGATTTTCTTCCAAGTCCGTGCCTGTCAGCTCAGCCGCTTCTCGTTCTCGTGTGCTCAGGCCGTATGTCGTCCGCAAGGCGCTGCCGTTGACATCTTTTACCGGGTCAAGTATCGTCATGGTCGGTCCGTACCAATCGGCGTTGCACCAACATTTCCGAATCAATGGATCCATGAAGAATCCCGGTGCTTTGACGCGGCCGATGGCAATGGCTTCGGCCAGCCACATTTCATAGACAGGCTGGCAGAAATCGCGGGCGAACCAGATGCGCCGGCGCTTATATTCTTCCCACGCCTGTAGCATGGCGGCACGGGATGCCGAATAGGATGACGTGAAATGCTTCATCAGGACTTCGTAAGGCTGGCCGATGGCGCTGCCGACCATTTCCAACAGCTTCGTCGTGAAGGCGTCGAACGTCGACATGCTGCGCGATGCATCAATGCTTTTGACATCGACACCGCGGGGCAGGGCATTGATGGTCCCAGGTCCTAATGCGTATTCGTCCGGGTCAATGACAGGACCGCCCTGGGGGTCAATGGTTTTGCCGATGAAATCATTCAGCGTGCCGCCAGATGTCTGGGACTCTGTGAAAAACAGCGAGAAAAAAGACTTTACAATGGCAGCTGTCAGCTCGGCTGTCGTGTAACGGCTGACTTGTTTCAGCGTTTCAATGACAGGGGATAAATACGGCGCTCCCCGATATTGTTCCGGCCGCTGGTCGTTGCTGGTCTGTATGATGTTTGGCATGCCGCAAATGTCGCCCCATGCTTTGACGCGGGTCCAGGTGGCAATCGTCCCTATGTCTACCGGGTCGCCGGGTACTTTGTTCGATACCCAATAGGCGGCGACGGCTCCATCCGGGTCGATTTCTACACCGGATATGATTTTGTTCCCCGGTGTGGGCGCCGTCATTTCGACGGCATACGGCCCGGTAATGCCATAGTAGTCCCGGCCATAGGGATTGCTTATCCGGTTTCCTTCTAGGAGTTGAAGGCGCAAGCTGTACGGCATATCCGCTGTCGGCGGCCGGCGTTTGAACAGGCAAAAGGCATCGCCATCCACGAGATAGCCCGTGTAGTTGATGTCCTGCATGTCGTAAAAATTATTGCGCCTCGTCAGATCGCACTGTGTCGAGCTGGCCCACAGGTCGAATTCCTGGGCTACATGGCGTGACCATTCCCGTGATTCGTCGGCCGTCATGCCTAACAGCTTGTACTTGGGACGCGGAAACAGATGCAACCCCGCCCCAATCGTATGCAGTGAACTGGTCATGATAGCCGCTGCCCCAATGGGCGTATTGATAGACTGGTCGGCACTGCGGTTGCGCAACGTGTACAGATTGGCGTTTACGTCTGATTTTGCAGAATATTTTCGCGGATTGTAGGCTTTTAGAATATTGCTTTCGTGCGAAGCCCCGCCGTTTGAATAACCGCTGTTCTGGATTGTCGGCGTCCGCGCCTTTTGTCGTGACCGTTTATTTCGTTTTGCCATGGTCGGCCCTCCTTAATCGAAAAATACAATGCGCTTCCCGCGCCCTTTCCCTGGCGTTTCACTGTCATCCAGCGTCGCCCCACTGGCAATCAAGTTGTCGATGGCGACGCGGATGCTGGACAAGTCCGCCCTTGTCAGGGTCCGGTTCCCGATGGTATACGACTGTCCCATCAAAACGGCCTTCTCGGCTTCTACATACCGGGCCAGTCGTTCATTTTGCAGTTTACTCATGGTTCCTCCTACCAAATGTTCGTCTGTTTGCTGACCCGTCTTTTCCTTGCGGGCTTAGGTGGTTCTTTTCTGACAACCGCTTCCTGCGCCGGCTGTTTCATGATAGTTTGCAGTTCATCCCATTGCGGATTGACCGACAACATGCATCCCAGGTTGTAGACTCGAAGATCTAGAGGTTCGTTTCGGACACCTGTTGTCGTCTGCCATACCTCACGGATAACTCCGTTTTTTTTGACTTTCGTCTTATGTTCAGAAATAAGTCCCTTGAAATAGAGTTCGTCATATCCCCGGTTATCCAGGCCGTCGCTGTTTTCATTCAACGGGAAATGCATGTATTGAGGCCCTGTGGCTTTGATGGCCAGGCGGTTCATGACCTGCTGTTTGCCATCGTCTACGCCGAGGATGACCAGCGGTATCGGTGTCCCCGATGCCTTCCCAATTTTATAGTTCAACGGTATGCCCGGCATGTTGCTGTAACCTTTGATAGCGAACCGCTGTTTTGTGAAATTCGCTTCACAATAGCGATAGACATGGCCGGTATAATGGCCGCCAGAGTCGATGAAGGTACGGACGATTTTCAGCCCGGTTCCGTTTTTGAACCGGTACACGTGTTCGAGAATGGTGTCCAATTCTTCCCAGGTTGATTCCTGGTCTGGACGACCTAAAATAACGCCCTTGCGGATACCCCATGACTCTTCACCGGCTCCCCAACCACATACTTCATATTCCAGTCGGTTGTCCTGGGTATCGACGGCTGCTGTCAATAACAGCACGCCATCGGGCAACTCCGCTCCATACGATTCGCGGCGCCTGACGAAAATCGTTTCGTCATCGAACGCCCCTGGCTGTCGATAGCTTTCGCCGAACCGCGTGTTGACCACAACCTGTTCGCGCGTCGGGTCTCCTTTGGCTTCCAGCCATTCCCGCATGATTTCATTCCAGCTGGTCCAGGGAGAAGTGAAAGCATTGATGAAAAAGGAACGGATACCATTCGACCGGGCCTTTGGATTCTGTGCTCGATAGCCTTGAACAGCGTTCTTCATTTGCCGTTCCGTGAATTCATAGCCACATGCCGGGCATCTCCATTTTACGTGATGTACAATAGCATGCCGTTCGCCCCGGTCATCTTTGTATGTCTCTGCATCGGTTTCCATGTCGAGATACCGGAGCAGATGCCATTCCCCGCAATTAGGGCATTGATGCTGCCATTCTTCCTGCGTGCCGGCGATGTATTCCGCATCAATCCGGCTGCTTCCCTCGGTTGTCGGCGTCGAAAACAGCCCCATGACCCGATTCCAGAAAGTCGTCATTCGTTTGGCTGCCAGGTCTACCGGGTCGCCTTCGGTTCCAGCCGAATCGGGAAATCGGTCCACCTCGTCGGCCAGCAGAATCCGTATCGGACGGCTGGCCAGTCCGGCTGGGCTGTTAGCTCCACACATGACCAGTCGGCCGCCTGGGAAGAATTTCGACAGAATCGTATTATTTCCATCCCTGGTTTTAGCCGTCTTATCCCCGGCCCGCTTCACATCGTGGAACAACGAACTCAATACGGGCGTGTCGCGGATCATGGGAGCAATACGTGATTTGGAATAATCCTGGGCCATGTCTACTGTCGGCTGTATCATCATGATGGAAGCCGGGTCCAGGTGGGCAAAGCGCCCGATGACGTTGTTCATGATGTCTGATTTACCGATCTGCGCCGCTGACTTGACGACGACGCGATGTACGCCGGGTTCTGTGAAGGCATCCATGATGGCCCGTTGGTACTCGGCCCGTTCCGTCCGCCATTTGCCCGGCTCTGACGAAACGCCGGCCGACAAATAGCGGTATGTATCCGCCCATTCGCTGACAGACGTCTTCGGCAGCGGTTTCAAGCCGTGTCGGGAAATATATTGCCACAATTCTTTCGCTGACTTCATGGCTCGTCCTCCTCTTCTACTTCTTCATCGGTGAAGAGATCCGGACTGTATTCACTCAGCTCAGATAGCTTTTCTTCCAATTCTTTCGTCAATCTGGCGTAAATTTCTTCTTTGGTTTTCCCTTCCAGTTGTGGCGCCAGTTTTGTCGGCAGTCCCAACAGTTGCGTCCTCAAGTTAGACAACATTTCTGTCATAACTAATTCGACCGTTTTGGCACTGTATACACGGTGTTCCATCTTGGCCAGGCGTAATTCAGCGATTTCCCGCTTCGTCTTTTCATGCCGGGCTTTTTCGGTCATATAGTCTATGTCTTCATCGCCGCCGCTTCCTTTAGTGGCGTCTTTGTAATTGAGGATGGATTGTACCAAAAAGACGCCGCCACTCTTGTCTTTTTCATCGCGAATGACGACGCCTTCCTGGATTAACTGAGAGATTCTAGGAGGGGTTAAGCCGATTGCGTCGGCCAGCGAACGCTGAGTAACCGTGATTTCACGGGCTTTCCCGCGTACTTTCATGACGCCCTCCCTCCTCTCTGACTTAACATTTTGATTTGTTTATGCGGACGCATGAGCTATATAAATAAATCATACCCCGCTTCACATAAAACCATTTGAAAATATAAATTAAGGGCTGAATTTTACTAAAATCTAGTTTTCTTTCGGGCGCCGCGGTCGCGCAAGGCTTTTGTTAACCCAGAAGAACCTAGTCAAAAAAAATCCAGAAATAAAAATTTCCGGACTCATCGAATCAAAAATCTTATTTTCCTCAAGTTGACCAGAAACCTTCGCAAAACCTTTCTGTTTTGTATCCAGCGTCTCCAATGCGCACAGCATACAGGCAAGGTACATCCTGTGCATTGACCCGTGGCGCATGACTGCTGTCCGGGTAGTACAACACCCCGTCTATGTGGACGGGGTGCTGCTCCTTGCGTGTCTATCTATTCTTGAGGGGTGAAAACAATCATGTGCTCTATGCCATTCCCATTGCTTCACATATACACTATACCACAGGTCCAACGTGAACTACCATGAACTAGCATGAACTAATTTTATTTTTTTTGAAGATTTTGTCGAATTCTTCCAGCGCCTGGGCACGCAGTCCGTTTTCCTTTCGTCGAAGCCAGCTGACTGAGCAGATTCCTTCACAGGCTTTTTCCCAAGTTTCGTGCCACAAATAATGCCGCTTCATTATCGCCTGCATCCGTTCGTCGTCCATACATTCGACGAGCTTCTTGAATTCCCACGGGCGGTTTACGGTCTGAATGTATTCACGTAACATTTGGTCGCGTTTGTCCAGAAATCCGATAATCCGGTCTTCCATCGCATTCCGCCCGTTCCCGCCGCTGACTCTCGGCTTTTCATAATCAATGGCATTCAATGCCAGCAAGTCGTGTTGGATCTGACTGATTTCTTTCAGCAGCATGTTGGCTTTTTCTTCCGACTCATAGACCAGTTTGAGATACTCTGTGCTTGTCACGCTACCCCTCCCTCCAATTTCGGTGCCGGCATTTCCGCTTCAATGTCCAGCGTCATCTGCGCCCGCTTTCCCTGGATGAATAATTCCGCTTCCTTCATGGCGCTTCGCACGGCATTGTCCAGCTCCATCCAGCTTTTAGCATAAATCTTTTCCGTCTTGAATGTAGCGACTAATTCATCATCGCCATGCATCGCTCCCGATAAAACGTAATTGTTGATGCTGTTGTCCCGATTGTATTTAATTACGATGTCTTCAATCACCCCATCGCATACCGCGGCAAAGCAGGTATCCACATTGGCCATGACGGGAAAAATATGCTCCATGGCCTTATATAATTCTGGCCGGGCCAGTTCTTTGCTTTTCAGTACATATTCCCGCGGCACTTCTTTTTCGTTTTCGAGGTATCCGATTCGGACAACATTACTGCGCACGTGAATCTTGCTGATGATCATAACTTCACCTTGCTTTCGATGAACGTAATGTGCACCTTGAATCCGCAGATAGTCGCAATCTCTTCCAGCGCCTGCTTCAATAGCATCCGGCGTATACGATACCTGCGGTTCCTCCGCTTCTCCTGCCGCTTCTTCTCAACCCGGCTAATCGCTTTTTCCGCTGTCGGGTCTTGGTAGTGTTCACTGTTCATTCGCCTCGCCTACTTTCCGAAAATCTTTTCCGATACTTCGTTCATGTCAATGTCTTCCTCTACTTTCTTCTTCGGTCGTCCTGGATGTTTCTTGGGCTTCACTGTCGTTTCCAGATTGTCCAGGATGCGGCCGCCCGTCAAAATGTCCAGAACTTTTTTCACGGATTCGTCGTCCCCGGTAATGCTGATATGCACTTCCATCGTCTCACCTCCTATTCCTTGCGCGCGCCTGCATCCCCGTAAATGGTTCGTAAGTAGGCAACGCACTTCGTTCGTATTTCTGCTGCCCTGGCCCCGTGATGGCGTTCGTAGTGGCATCGCTCACAAAGCGTGACGGTTTTATTGATTTCATCCGATTTATAAATCCCGCACGGCTCATGGTGCATCTTTTCCCCGTCGTCGATGTAGCTCCCGCAGACGATGCACTTATACCCGTCTCTTTCGTGTACGCTGTCGTTGAGCCGTTTTAGCTTGACTCCCCGGAGGCGTACCCTTTTCGTTTTTGCAATATACGTCGCTATCCCTCCTCGTCATTTTTACCGTGATATGCCAGCCCGTCAATTCATTGAACGTACTGCTGGCTTCGATGAATTCATAGCCAGGATATAATTTCTCCCATACGTCCCGGCAGTCAGTTTGCCCGGCCAGTTCTTCCAGCTTACGATGCGTAAACGCCCAGTCTGTTTTTGTGACCTTCGGGTTTTCCAGATTCCGTGAACAAATATACGTGTTCTCGAATTTCTCTTTATCGCGGGCTTCCTTCATGATGTACTGACAGAGCCGCTGCATCAATTCTGCATCGTCTATCCGCAACCGGCTGGCATTGCTCAGGCCATTGCCCCAAACGTCTTCCAGCTCATTGCGGTCCAGTCCCCCGCTGATAATCAGGTGGAAATGAATATTCGTTCCCTTGCGTTCGATGGCTCCCATATACTTTGCCGAGGGAAGCCCCGCTTTTTTACGCCGACGGTTCACGCGCTTGATGAAATTGTGGAAGTCTTTCTTGGCATCCTTCACGTTGTCCCGTTTGTGCAGCGTGTCATAGGTCAATGTCAAATAAACATCGTCTCCCGTAAAATTCGTTTTTACTTTCTGGCAGAATGTTCGCAATGCCTTCTTTTTATTTCGGCGCACTTGATCCGGCGAGGACAGGTTGACTTTCTTTTCTCTCATCTTCTTTCCACGTTTCCCCATATCAGGAACTTCAAACAAATCCGTTTCAAAATATCGCTTTCCGCAGAAATATTTCACATTACGAACAAACCCCATGGTCTCACTTCCTTTCCAGGTGGCACTAAATATAACGCCTACTACAAGCCCCAATGGGCCTGTGGCCCATCACTTCCTTTATATACATATATATGGAAAAATGGAGACGCTCAAAATGAACGTTTCCATTGTCCCTTTTTAATTTAAGATGTGGGCCAGGATGTAAATAAATCCGCCCCAAAATAAAAGACTGATGATAATCATGCCCCGCCATACCATAGCCCTGAGTTCATGATCTGTTACGTGCATTGTGCTTTCCATTCCTTCCGTTCTTTGCTGTTCATCCACGTCGGATAGTCCATGTGGTGAAGTTTCGCCTGTTCAATATCGAGTCCCAACGGCGATAACGGCTTCTTGAGTTTGCGCCGGGGTACGGGCTGTTCCTTCCCATTCCCATAGCACATCTTTTCTTTCCATTGCTTATTTGCCTGCCGTGACAGTCGCTGCTTTTCTGTATGCAAGATATTCCTTGCAATATTCCCACATTCACGGCTGCACACATATGGCGATGTGTAGTGCTCCAGCGGCTGTCCACATACGATACACTTCTTTAGTTTCTTTCTCGTCTTCCTGCGCCGCCACTTAGTATATTCATCTAAGATGCGATGCCGGCATGATTCGCAGTACTTTCCATTTCCTTGGGCCTGGAATTCCCGGCCACAGCAAGGACAAATCATATTTCCACCCCTTATCCATAAATCTTTACTTCTCCGTACTTTTCTTCGCAGGCAATCAGTCCCGGATATACCTGGCCGCATTCGACGGCCATACATTTCATAAATTCTTCGATTCCCGGCTCTCCTTCGCGGATACAGCCGGCATAGAATTTGATTTTCTGCTGAATGGCTTTGAGACGCTGCGCCCCGAAGCCAAACAATTCGTGAATGGCCAGAAACAGGTGAATGTAAGATGCTTGGATGCTAGCCATCGCTGACGATTGCAGGTAGCGCCCATTCAAGTCCCCGCCGGATATGCTCGAATTGAGAAAGTCCCGTTCCAGTCGTTCGCTGACTCCTAACGCCT